GTTCTGTTTCGTGCTGCACCTTTTCTTATGTATGAAGATAAGACGTTTTACGGCGATAAGAAATCGCTTGACTTTATCTGGAAACTCATTCGAGATAAAGACATGAACAGTCATCGACGTTCGGCGGAGTTTAAGTGATGAAAATCCATAACGAGTGTTCTTTCCTAAAGCCCGAGGGCGTTGCAAAAGTGGAGGAACTGTATAAGGCAAAGTTTGTTATGGAGTCGTGCGTCAAGTCTGGTCGTGGTGGTTGGTCAGATTTTCCAGTTGCAATCTTCTACACCGAAGAAGCCCATCCCCAGGGATCCAACTATTTCGGACTATATACACAGCGAGACTATAAGACTGGCGAGTCCCATTTCATGATCACCAATGGCATTAGCGCCACCGAACCGTTTCAAGGTATTCGTGTTGGCGACAATGTTTATTATTCCCGATATTGTCACGATTACCGACAGTGCGGCAAAGTCGCAATTGATGGCGGTCGTGACTATACCCGACTGGTTGGCGACATTGATTCCGCCGAGACGGTCATGCTACATGTGGTAAAGGATAAACTGGAGGTTATGCAATGAGCAAGATTGTTTTAGTGGAAACAGTTTCCACTTTTCGCCATACGTATGCAGTGCGCTTGTCTGATAATGAACCTAACGTTTATGCTCTGGACGATGTGGTTGATTCCATCACAGGCGGTGACTATCAGGAAAAGCTAGAAGAGGTGTCTCAGAATCATATCTCCGAGGATATCTTTTCACACCGTGTCATTACAGAAAAAGAATATCTGGAAATGTTTGATCGTGAGAATGCCTATCTAAGTGGATGGCCAACAGAAAACAAGTTGCGGTTTATCTTCGATAGTGTGAAGCATCGTTCCGCCAAGATTGAGAAAGAAGTGAACTAATGAACACATTCCCGAAACTTTACAAGATTGACTCCAAGGGTAATGTCCGTGTATGGTGGATGGAGTATAATGCTGACAAGATAGCATATCGCACCCATTCTGGCATTGATGGAGGCAAGATTGTAGTTTCGGGTTGGCAGTATCCTGAGGCTAAGAACGTCGGTCGTTCTAATGCTACGACGATTGAGGAGCAGGCTCTAGCTGAGATTGACTCCGAATATACCAAGAAGACCAATCAAGGGAAATACCATACGACGGTGAGTGCTGCTGGTATTCTGGGTTCCAAGTTCATTGAGTGTATGCTTGCTGGCAAGTATGATCCAAAGAAGCATAACAATTTCCCTTATTACTCACAGCCCAAGCTAGATGGTGTTCGCTGTCTCGTTTCTAAAGATGGTATGCAGTCTCGCAATGGCAAGCCCATTCTATCTGCACCGCATATTCGTGAGGCATTAGAACCATTCTTTCAGAAGTTTCCTGATGTGGTTCTGGATGGCGAACTGTATAATCATGACCTCAAGAATGATTTTGAAAAGATCATTTCACTGTCACGTAAGTCAAAGCCAACTGCTGCTGATTTGGAAGAGTCTAAGCAGATGATTCAGTATTGGGTATATGACTGTATAATGGATGGCACATTCGAAAATCGTTACGACTTTCTCTTTCCGAACCTTAAAATCCATTTTCAGAGTTATATAAATTTGGTCAGGACATTCGAGGTTAAAAACGAAACTGAAATTGAAACAATGCTTGTTAGATATTTGGAAGATGGTTTTGAAGGCCAGATGCTTCGTGTTCCTGATTCACCCTATGAAGGTAAGCGTTCCAAGAACCTTATCAAGCATAAAGAGTTTGAGGACGACGAGTTTGAAATCGTTTCAATCGAGGAAGGAAAAGGCAACTGGGCTGGTGCAGCCAAGCGTATTGAAATCCGCCTGAAAGATGGAACGACTCAGTTCTCGGGAGTGCGTGGATCGTTTGACATGCTCAAGGATCTGCTGTATAATGCTAAGAATTATATCGGTACGGACGTTACCGTGAGATATCAGAACAAGACGGAAGACGGCAAGCTCCGTTTTCCTGTGGTGGTTGCTTTCTGGAAAGGCAAGCGTGATCTATGACAATTAGAAAGATTGATGTTGAGTTGAGTGAACGGGTAGAGACAGGTCCGACACAGATTGGTGACGATTGGCCGGGTGTGTTCATTCGTGGAGACAATGCTGCGTATTATGCTTTCTGTCTAGAGAACTATATGAAAGACAATTGTCCAGCAGATCCTTTTATGATGGCTACCATTCGTGACCTTCTTCGACTCCTACAAGGATGCCGTGTATGACTGATTATCTAAGACAAATCGCTTACAACGAAGGTTGGGCAGACTATAATCATCTGAGTGCTATGGATAATCCATATGATGGCGTGTCTCCTATTCTCGCCCACATGTGGTTTGAAGGTTGGTGGGATGCTTTCTACGATGAAATATAAACTCTATCTGGACGATCTGCGGAATCTTCCTGATCTGGATTCCGATTGGCGTCTAGCCCGAAACTATCATGACGCTGTTTGGTATGTGAAGAATTATGGTCTTCCATACCATGTTTCGTTTGATCATGATCTGGCAGACGTTCATTACAATCTGGAGTCTGCATACGGTCCTCTGGATGAGTTTATGGATGGGTCTCCTCGCTCTAGTGGACCCCGTGAGTTTACAGGCTATGACTTTGCCAAATGGCTTTGTCAATGGATCATGGACAACGTTGACAACCTCGATGGTTTCTCGTATAATGTTCACAGTGCTAATCCTGTTGGCGCTGCAAATATCCGTCACTATATGGAAAACTTCCTGAAGGATCGTTACGTATGAATATCTTTTATATCCACAGCGACCCCAAAGTATGTGCTGAGTGGGCAGTTGATAAGCATTGCGTCAAGATGATCCTTGAGAGTGCCCAATTGCTATCGACTGCCCATCGTTTGCTTGATGGCATCGAAGGCGTCGGACATTCTGCATCAGGTCGCCGTAAGAAAGTGTGGATTCTTCCTGACATACGAGATTACACCCTTTACAGTGCTACCCATGTCAATCATCCGTGTGCAGTGTGGGTGCGTGAATCTGCACGAAACTACACGTGGCTTTGGTCGTATCTGAACGAACATTGTAAAGAATACACATATCGATACGGCAAGATCCACAAAGTGGAACAAAGCGGTCTTCTAGATGCACTAAATCAACTTCCAAAAAATATTCCACGTCTAATCAATAGAACACCTGTTCCAAGTTGCATGGATGCTAAATACATCATATCAAACGATGCGGTGACCAACTATCGCAACTATTACAAGGTAGGCAAGGCACATCTTCATGCATGGAAGAACCGCCAGCCGCCAGAGTGGATTATGGAGTAACAATGCCAACATATAGTTTTCGTGATAAACACACGGGTGAGGAGTTTGACGTTTTTATGTCAATCTCCGAACTGGACGAGTTTCTAGAGAACCATCCGGAACTTGAAAAGCTATTGAGTGCGCCACATTTTCTAGGCGCTCAAATGAACGGTGGACTAAAGAATAATAAGTCCTATGATCCAAAGGGAAAGTCATAATGCCTAACTACACATGGATGAACAAAGAGACTGGTGAGGAATTTACCAACACCATGTCTATTGCTGAGCGTGACGAATATGAAAAGAACCATCCAGAGCTACAGCAAGTCCTACGCAATTTCACGATGGTCGATCCTGTCAACATCGGCGTAACAAAGCCTCCAGCAGATTTTCAGAAATACATTCTCGGTCGTGTCAAGTCCGCTGTTCCTCAGGCTGATGCCGTCGCTTCAAAGCGTTGGGATATTCCTAAGGAGATTTAACCTGTCCGACAAGATACCATCTAAAAAGTTTAGAGGTCGTGCCCGTAAAAAGGCATCGACCTCTTTTTGTTATGATAACGTGACCAGCAACAAAAACGATAAAGGTAAATATATGTCACGCAAGAATAGAAGAAATAACCGTAACAATCAACAGCATGAAAATCATGCAGAGAAGAACCACTTTGAATTGCGCCACATTCAACCTCTAACCATAAATCAAGAAAGAGTGTGGGACGCATATGAAGCTGGTTCTAATCTAATGCTACACGGTTATGCGGGAACAGGCAAAACGTTTCTGTCGTCCTATCTAGCACTAAGAGAGGTATTACATTACGAGACATATAAGAAGGTTGTTATCATCCGCTCCGTAGTTCCATCCAGAGACATGGGCTTTCTACCAGGAACCGAGAAACAAAAAGCGGAAGTTTACGAACAACCTTATCAGGAAATCTGTGATGACCTTTTTGGTCGTGGTGATGGTTGGCGCATACTAAAGCTAAAGGGATTGGTTGAGTTTACCACAACCTCATTCCTACGTGGTATGACCTTCAATGACAGTATCATCATTGTGGACGAGTGTAACAACATGACGTTCCAGGAAATCGATACTGTCATGACACGTATCGGCAATAACTCCAAGATCATATTCTGTGGAGACTATCGCCAGTCCGATCTACACAAGCCACATGAAAAGACAGGTATCAAAGAACTAATGAGCATTACTCGCCGTATGCCTTCGTTCGATCATGTTGAATTTGGCATCGAGGATATCGTTCGCTCTGGTGTTGTCAAAGAGTATATCATTCAGAAAACTGAAATGGGTCTATAAGACATTAGGGAGCCGGGTTGACTTTCTCGGCTCCCTACTATATACTATTGTCCACACCAAGGAGTATATCATGAATCCAGTGGAAGAAAATATCAATCTCTTAATCGCCGAGTTAAAGAGAAATCACAAGGCTGACAAGGAACAATGCCTAGACTATCTCGGGCATGTGTTTCGAACAATCACAACCAACAATATCCCTCTTGATCAGCGTCATGGTGCATCAATGACCGTAAATGCTTTCCTGATCAAAGCAAGAGGTAATGATCTGCGTTATGCAGAGGGCTTCTTTGGCAATTGGGCAAAGCAGCTTCAAGAGAAAAAGGACGTTGACGATTTTGATGTTGACGATGCCGGCTGTTGAAAAAGTTTACTCACATAAATGTCAGTCCTGTTCTATGCGAACTAAAGAGAGAAGAATATAATGGAAAACGATATTATGTTTCGCCAACTGGTAAAAAATTACCATCGGTCACAACGTTCCTTAGCCACTTTAAAGGAGACTCAATCCAAAAGTGGAGGAAAAGAGTTGGCGAAGAGGAAGCGAACCGCATTAGCCAAAGAGCAAGCACTAGAGGTACAAAGTTCCATTCTATTATGGAATCTTATCTCTCAAATCAGGAAGGCTTCCTGACAGAGAAGAATGTCATGCCAGACATGCAACATGCATTTCTGAATATGCGTCCGGTGGTTGATAGGATTGACAATGTTCACTATCTGGAAACTATGCTCTATAGCGAAACAATCGGTCTTGCTGGTCAAGTTGACTGCATTGCCGAGTATGATGGTATCCCTTCTATTATTGACTTCAAGACTTCTTTGAAGCCTAAGAGAGAAGATTGGATCCTAGGATACTTCGAACAATGCACCTGTTACTCTCTCATGTATGAGGAAATGACAGGCATACAGTGTAAGCAAATTGTGGTATTGATATCGGTTGATCATGAAGAACCTCAGGTGTTTGTCCGTGATCGAAAGGACTACATGCCAGAGTTAGCGAATAAGATTAAAACATTTAGATTGGAGAGAAACCTATGAGAAAAGTATATCTAGCAATCGCATTGGTGTTTCTTAGTTTGGGCTTGTCTGGTTGCCTTGTGGCGACCGTCGGTAAGTGCATTATACGGGACACAACTAGTCGCCCCTGCAACTAAGGAACCACCAACTCCTTTATTAGAAGATTTTGAAAACGAGATACCTAAAGAATGATAACCCGTGATTGGTTAAACAGCGATCTGACAATTCACATAGAGAACGCTACTGTAGGTCTCAAAACTTATAGCAAGCGTGATCTATGTGAGTTTATCAATTATTGGAAGATCAAGTTATTGTCACATGGAGCAAAGCCAGGTGATAAGATCGGTTTTGGTATAGACAATGCCGAGATAAACTATTATGCCATGATCTTTGCTGCATTTGAATTGGGTATGAAGGTAGTGATCCTACACAGACCCAACAATGAAAAGGAATGTCAGAGTCCTAAGAGCAATGCACATTTGCCTCTTGACTATTTCATCTACCTTTCATCGTATCTAAGCAATCCCAGAATGTCTCTGGCTATTCGTCACTATAGAGACAACTCCAAGAATGTGATAGCGTTTGGTAAACTGGAATGGGATGCTTTAAGCGAAACATTCAGAACAGAAGAAACAACGCCGATATTGGCTAAGCCCGACGATG